GACTTTAATGAGTTGACGCTATATTTAGAAGCTAGGAGGATGAGCGGAGAAATGACAACCAGCATAGCGAATGGCTGGTCCAATATGATTATGATGCTGTTCATATTAAATGAAAATGGTGTTGACTGGAGAGATGTGGATCAGGTAGATGAAGGTGATGATGGACTTACGGCTATAGACTCATATATGCCAACTGTTGAAGATTTCGCCGAGTTGGGTTTCAACATAAAATTGACACCTCATGATAATCTTAACGAAGCCAGTTTTTGTGGCATGGTGTATGACGTTGATGAAGAGATAGTGGTCAGAAATCCACTAAATTTATTGGCAGGACTATTTTGGACAAATAGAAAATATGTCTCTGCAGGAGATAAAGTACTGAAGGGACTATTCAGATGTAAAGCTCTCAGCCTATTATATAGTTATCCAGGGTGTCCAATAATTTATTCTGTAGCGAAGTGGATGACGAGAGTTTCTGAATCGTTCGGAGCTCCTTTGGTGGAAGCAATCGGATCCAGATATATGCAAGAACAGTTCCTATTAAACCAGGACTATTACACCAAGAACAAAGACAAATTCCACAAGAAAGTGGGCCTGGCAACACGTAACCTGGTTGAAAAACTTTATGGAATCACCACAGAACACCAAATTCAAATTGAAAAATATTTTGACTCCAAAAAAGATTATCTTGAGATAGATTGCCCCCTATTAGATAGCTATATGCCAGATAAATTCAGAAGATTTTATGATTTGTACACTGAGGAAGTGGACGTTACTGACATGGATGAGATAAAGTACACAGTCAAAAATTACCCGTACGATGCGAAATATGATTTATATGATGATGATCCAAACATGTGGGTGAATGACCACCAGTTGAAGAATGATCCAGATACTAAGGATTGGTATCAACAAGCCATGGAAATTAAGATGGACAAGAAGAGAGACCTAAAAATATCTGAAAAACAGTATGATAATTCTTTCGACGATGATTCGGATTTTGAGGAAATTGGTATGATTGAACAGCAGAATGGCTTTGGACAAGATGGTGGATATCCAACTCCAAAGATTGAAAGCGAACAAGAAAGATGTATAATCATAGAAGAGGAATCGGATTTGAATTATGGTTATATTGAATCATGG